GTTAATGACCCTCAAGCTGTACGGGAACCCCGTCCGGATGTCAGCTATAATTCTTCTGGAACCAGCGGGTTACAGCTTACTCCCGGTGATACAGGGTATCCAGAAGGTGGCAGTCGCATATTCCAGTGGGGCTGGTATCCGGTAGGTGGGGCTGCTGCAAATGATGCAGGTCTTACTCCTAACTACTTGACCTCAACAGGGGTGGTGGGAACGGTCATGATTAACGTAGCGGCATGGAGTGCAACAACTAGCTATGCCCAAAATGCTTCTGTTTCATACAGCGGTGGGTTTTATCTGGCGATTAAGGCAAACACAAACCATGTCCCTACGGACATAACTTACTGGGTAGCTAACTAGGAGATTCAAATGGCTAAAGAAAATATGAAGATGGATATGGCTAAAGACAAAGCCATGATCAAGAAGGCTGTTAGACAACATGATATGCAACAGCACAAGGGTAGCAAGACTTCGTTGTCACTGAAGAAGGGTGGCCCGACATCTATGGATATGAAGGCTGTTGGGCGTAACATGGCCCGTGCAAACAACCAGCGGGGGCGGTAATGGAAAAGAATTCCAAGTTCAAGCAGCCGCAACCCAATAAAAATCCCTTGCCAGCAGGTGCTGGGTACCCCCAGACGGGTATGAAGACTACGGGGATCAAGATTCGTGGCACAGGTGCTGCGACCAAGGGCGTGATGGCCCGTGGGCCGATGGCATAAACTATGAATTATTCTGCGCTGTTTATGACGATCAAGGGTTATCTGGAAAATGATTTCCCTGACGTTATTTTTGCCGACAAGGATGCGTCATCGACCTCCGCCGCTGCTACTTATACTAGTGTGGAGCAGGTCAACACGTTCATCACTCAGGCAGAGCAGCGTATCTTTAACACCATCCAGTTTCCTTCGTTGCGGAAGAACGTAACAGGGTTGACTACGACAAATAACAAGTATCTGTCCTGTCCTTCGGACTTCTTGGCTTCGTATTCAATGGCTGTTGTGGCCCCGACAACGGGGGCGTATTCGTTTCTGTTGAACAAGGATGTGAACTTCATCCGCGAGTCATTTCCTATTCCTACTGATACTGGGATTCCCGATTACTACGCACTGTTTGGGCCTAACTCCAACGATGAGGCAGAACTATCATTCATTCTAGGGCCGACTCCCAATGCGTCCTACACCATAGAACTGCACTACTTCTACTACCCGGAAAGCATCACCGTGACGGCTTCAGGCACAACGTGGCTTGGGGATAATCTGGACTCCCTGCTCCTGTATGGAGCAATGGTTGAGGGAACCACCTTCATGAAGGGCGAAGCGGATTTAGTGGCTCTGTACGAGAAGAAGTACCAAGAAGCATTGCAACTCGGCAAACGTCTGGGTGACGGACTCGAAAAGCAAGATAGTTATAGAAGTGGGCAACCACGAGTTGGGGTTTCGTAATGCAAAAATATACTAGGCAAGAGGCAAAGAAACTTGGCATTTCTACTTGCTATGGTAGTGTATGTGTAAAGCATCCGGAACTTGACGGGCTTCGGCGGGTTTGTGGTGCCTGTTTAGAGTGTGCAAAAATTACGTTAAATAAGAGCAGGTTGAGCAATCCGGAAAGAACAAGGGCGCAAAGAAAAAAAGACACTGTAAAACTAATGTCTAAACCGGAATGGGCGCAAGAAAAACGTAAAAAAGATGCCAAATATCGCAAAATAAACAGAGATAAGTGCCGCGCTGCTATTTCTGCATGGGCTACAAGAAACCCAGATAAAGTAAAAGCCTACGCAAAGAAAACAAAAGCGGTAAATTCTGGAAAAATAAACGCACTTACTACCAAGCGGCGTTTAGCTAAAATGCACCGCACTCCAAAGTGGCTAACGCCAGATGACCACTGGTTGATAGAACAAGCGTATGAACTTGCTGCGTTGCGTACCAAAATGTTTGGGTTCTCTTGGCACGTAGACCATATAATTCCGTTACAGGGTAAGGCTGTTTCTGGGCTTCATGTTCCGTTTAACCTTCGGGTTATCCCCGGAGCGGAGAATATGCGTAAAGCAAACCATTTTGAGATAGTCACATGATTGCCCAAACCCTTACAACTTCCTTTAAACAGCAGCTTCTGACAGCTACGCATGACTTTACTCCGACAACGGGGGATGTCTTCAAGATGGCGTTGTATCTGCCTACCGCTGATATTGGTGCAGATACCACTGTTTACATTGCTACGGGTGAGATCACGGGAACAGGTTATAGCGCGGGTGGGATTGTCATCACAACGATTGCTCCTACCTCAACCGGAACCACAGCGTTTACATCGTTTCTTACTGCTACGTTTACAGGGCTGGTCAATTCCTCTATCGCCGGGGCTTTGATCTACAACAGCACCAAGAGCAACAAGACTGTAGCGGTACTGGACTTTGGCGGCATGAAGATTTCTACGGCGGCAGTTCCGCTGGTTATCACGTTTCCAACGGCATCGTCTACGACTGCCATCATTCGATTCCCTTGAGAGGTTTATATGGCTACTGTGGATAAAGCAAAATCAACCGATACTGTTTCCAGTGGTCTGGTGGCGGGAACTCGGTCTAGCGAGAATGCCTTGGCTCTGGGCCGATTTGACTTTGAGTGTATTGGTGCTGATGGCAAGGTCAAGTGGACTGGGTCTGTTCCCAATCTGGTAGTCAATACAGGTCTGGCTTATATGGCGGGATCGGCTTTGACTAGCGTGGCTCAGATCACCTCTTGGTTTATTGGCCTGTATGGTGCGGCTGCGAGTAATACCCCGGCTGCTGGGGATACGATGGCTTCACACGCTGGATGGACTGAAGTAGTTGCTTACAGCAACGCAACCCGTGTGGCCTGTACCTTTGTGACCGCAACGACTGCTAATCCTTCTGTAGCTACCAATACAGCTTCTCCTTCGGCGTTTACGATCAACGGAACCGCTACAGTTGGTGGGGGGTTTCTGACTAGCGGTAGTGCAAAGAGCGGAACGGCTGGGACTTTGTTCTCGGCGGCTGACTTTGATTCGCCGGGAGATAGGAATGTAGTGTCGGGTGACACATTGAACGTAAGGTACACCTTAAGTCTGGCGGGGTAATGTGTTTGGAATATCTTCGTTTGCAGAGTCACCGTATGCTTCTCTTGCCGGGACAGCCTATTCTTCGGCAGTCAGTGAAACGGGAACAGCTACAGACGCAGTATCTTCTATCCAAACCTTCCTCTCTGCCATTGCAGAAACAGGAACAGCTACAGATGCGGTCAGTTCGCTTGGAAGTTTTAATAGCGCGGTAACTGAGACAGCTACAGCTACAGATTCAATAGCTGGTATTCAGACGTTTATTAGTGCGGTCACTGAGACTTCTACCGCTACAGATAGTGACGTTGGGTTTATTACATTCCCAGTTTCTATAAGCGAGACAGCTACTGTTACGGATACAGATTCAGTGCTGGTAGTGTTCTTGGCGGTTGTAATTGAGGCTGCTACGGCAACAGATACGCTTGCTCAGAGATTGTTGTGGGAGTTGATTGACGATACGCAGACAGTTAATTGGGTTGTGATAGGTAACACCCAGACTCCTACTTGGACGGAGATTAGTACAGGCTCCAGTACGACTTGGACGGTAATAGGAACGGTGAACTAAATGGCCCTCGTAATAGCAGATAGAGTCAAAGACTCCACCACAACTACTGGAACCGGGACGGTTACGCTCTCAGGTACTGCTGCCACTGGGTTCCAGAACTTCTCGGTTATCGGCAACGGCAATACGACCTACTACACCATAGCGGGTCAAGGTACGACTGAATGGGAAGTGGGGATTGCTACTTACGCCTCTGCTGGCCCAACCCTCGCCAGAACAATAATTCTCTCCTCGTCCAACTCAGGTTCAGCGGTCAACTTCTCTGCTGGAACCAAGGACGTATTCGTCACCTACCCATCTGAGTACGCTACCTTCACGGGGGGTGGACAGGCTATTGTCCTGAACAGTTCTACTGTTGCTAGTAGCTTCACAATTGATTCTGGATATAACGGGATGTCTGTCGGGCCGATGACAATCCCCGGCGGTGTGGCAGTTACGGTAGCCCCCGGACAGCGGTGGTTCATTCTGTGAGGATGCTATGGGTTTAATACTAGACGGTACGAGTGGGATAACGTCCCCAGCCATTCCTGCGGCAGGAGCAATTGGCGGGACAACGCCAGCGGCTGGTTCTTTTACGACTATGAGTGCAACGGGACTAATCTCCCCATCCCAGACCGTTGGGATTGTTGGCACTACGACAAACAACTCTGTTCAGGCAGGGAGTGTTGGGGAATACGTCAGCAGCACTGTAGCCACTTCCACTTCCGGTTATACAAGTGGAACAACAGCCAATGTAACAAGCATTTCATTGACCGCTGGAGATTGGGATGTTTCAGGAGTAGCCGTGTGGTCAAACTCTGGGACACTAACAACGAACGTGGTTGTTGTAGTTAGTATTTCACTTGTTTCGGCAACTCACGGGGCGGCTGATACCAATCTGTCTGCCATTTCCCTTCCTAGCCCCGGTGATCCACCGCGAGTACCCGCTCTTACTACTCCGGTTGTCCGTTTATTGCTTGCGTCAACAACTACAGTCTATTTGACTGGGCAAACAAACTTCACATCAGGTGGGGCAACGATGGGCGTAGGTGGAACGCTCCGCGCAAGGAGAATGCGATAATGACAACTCTTATAAACGCCTCCACCTCCGCTGGCCTCGTCCAGACGGCAGACACATCCGGCAACCTGTCCCTGCAATCCGGTGGTACGACGATCCTTGCCCTGACCAGC